ATGGTGAGGACTTCCAGCAACATCACGCCGATCGCGCCGGCCGAGGTTTCGCGCAACGACAGCCATCAGCCGTCCAGCTCCAACCGGCAGGACCCCGGCGGTGCGGTGTGCCGGATTTCCACGGCGCACTTCGCCGGGATTCCGCAGAGTTTCTCGACACAGCGACAGCAAGCGGGGGCCGCGGGTTCGCGCCCGCGCAATCGCACCGCCTTGCCGGGCGGCGATAGCGCGGCGCATGCATCGGCCGGGCCGGATCCGCGCATCGCGCATTTCTTCGCGCAAGCCGCGCCGCCCCTGCCGATGCCGAGTGACGTGGCGATGCAGCAGGACATCCTGTCCACGCTCGGCCCACTCAGCGATTCCGAGTCGATGGCCGTGATGCATGCGCTTCAGCAGCATTCGGGGCTGCCGGAGGGCACGCATCCGGCTGTCGCGAAGGTGCACGCGGAAATGTTGAAGAAGATGACCCAGCAGATGCATCGGATCCTTGATGAGATGGTCAAGAATCTCGAGAAGGCGAAGGAGAAGGATATCGACAAGGAGTAGGGGGCACGCGAGGGGATTCCTTGCCCCCCGCAGCATGCCGGAATCGTCGGATAAACGCTAGGCTGTCAGTTGGGTGATGGAGGCACGGTTTTATCGGCGTCGGCGTAAACATCGTCCCCGTCGGAGCGTGTCTGCGCTTGCTCCGGTGCGAGCACGGCCTCGTTGGTCCCCGCTTGATTTGAGGTTTCGGTTGAAACGGGGGGGCAAAGGTCCGTACTTTGTTCGGCCGCGGTATCGAGGGCTGAGTTGTCCGCGGACTCTTGAGTCTGTTCCATGCGTTCATGCAGGCTGATGCTATGCAGACCCAACCCGAGCAATCGCGCGTCGTGCCGATTTTCGCTCACATCGCATACGCGATGCGCCCCGCGGACCATGACGGCAATCACGAGTACGCGTCGACGAATGGTCTCCGCATCAAGATCGACGACCCACTCCTGTTCGCCGTCTTGGTTGGTGCGAGGGTGACATTCGAGGCCGTTCACGATGACCTTGACTTCCGGTGCTTGGGCAGGAAGGGGCCCATAGACATCGCCGCGCAGAGATAAAACAAAACCATTGTCGGGCCCGTCCATCGTGGGGCCGTCCAGCAGGACCACCAGTCCAGCATGCTCCTCGGCTGTCCAAGTTCCCCACGACTCGGGAAAATGCCAGCCGCGCGCGAAGAAAGTGCTTTGCGCGATCGGCGTGCCAGCTACCATGCTCAACGATTGTCCCGGGCTCAGCGAAGGAAATTCGGGTAGACCCACGGCGGCCGGATCCAATCCCCAATGGTAGGCAAATACCTGATTGAGCGTGTCCTCGGCGAATGTCGACGGTTGTTCGTCGGCCGGCTGCTTGCTCGCATCACTTCTCGCGACCGAGAAAGCCTCGAGCGAGCGAGCGCTCGCCACTTCGAGCCGCACCGTAATCCAGGGAGAGCAATTGGGAGGCAGAAGCTTGGTGGTATTGCGATCGTCGACAAGCAAGCGGCGTACGTCATTGCAGCCGAAATATGGCGCTTCCCTGAGTACGCCCGACGATATTGCGCCGACAAATGCCAGATTGTCGGCGCAAAGCAGGCTATATGTGTTGTGGCTGACCAGCAGCGTGTTCGGAATGCTGTCGAGCAGGACGTGGAAAGGGCCCGGGTCGGGTTGAGCAGGATGCGGGCGGATGACCAGCAGGTCGACTTGTCGTGCCCATTGCTGGATCGATTCGAGGAAATCCGCCGGCTGGGCCAGGCGGCCCTCGCCGATCAGGGCCAGGTCGACGGTGGTTTGCCCCACGAACAGGCCCACATTCAGATCCCTGTGTACGATCGACGAGTTTCCACGCCGCGCAAAGTGTCCTCGTAAACTGGCAGCGGAAGACCAGAATATCTCATCGTCGATGCGTAGCCGCTCGAGTTCAGCCTGGATGCCCGGGTCGTTGGTGCGCACAGCGAAATGCAGATTGCGTGTGAAGCGAATCGAGTCGATTTCCACGTCGAGAAATGCGGCGCCGCAGCTTTCCACATACTGCATGATGGCTGGCGGGAGACCCCAGCCGATCACCAAGCTTGCTGGGGTCAGGGCCAGCACGGCTAGTTGTTCCGCTGCTAGTTGCAAGTCTGCGGTGCAGGCGGCCGCCCAGCCTGCACTGTTTTGCGGCAGTCCGAGACTTTCCATAATCTTGGGAATGCAAATGCTTCCCGTCTGCGATTGCGCGCTGAACTCCCGTATGCGCCAACCCAGTCTCGAAGCCCCGGTTCCGAAGAATGCGCGCAGGAACTTGCGGTTCTCCGGTGAACAAGGCAGGCCATTCTCGGAAACGCGGAAAAAATCATCAATGAAGACCAACTCTTTGATGGGTACACGTTGCTTCTGTCCCTGCATGGCGCCTCTGCTTCTTCTGAGAGTTATCTGATCAATTACTCATTGTCGATTTTCCGTGCCGCGCAGGGGGCACCAATCGGAGAGATGGGTGCGGACAGGGAGGTGCGGCGCATCGACGATTGCTTGACATGTTACTTACATTTTTGGATATCGGCGCGAGCGCACGGACCTGTAGGGCGGAATGGCCATTACTTCAGTTTCAACGATGGCTCCATCGAATGAGCGGTTCATCTCATCGCGGATTCGATTTCTTCGATATTCCATTCACCGCGTCGCATTGCCTTGGTGAGCATGGCCTGGGGCGAAGGGGCATTTCGGACGGGGGCAGCGATGGCGTCTCGAGAACAGCCCCAGGAGGGACAGGAGCAGTTCCTTCCCTTCGAGATCGAATTCTCGGCGGGGCGGGAAGTCTCATGCTGTCAACTGGAACTGTTTGTGCTATTTGTCGATGAAATCGATGGCATCGACGCCAGTCGGGCCGAGGTTTTGCCCAGGCGTGAGTGTGGGTAGAGAGGCAGCTTGCCGTCGAGGGGGGGCGACGTTGGTCGTCGTCTGCCCGAATTTCAAAGCTCCGCTAGCTGGGGCCACCACTTCTGTCTTCTTTCAAATTCAATGATCGCCCGCAGTGTGTCGGAAGTGAATCGTCTTTCGGGCGAAACCACTGCGGTCAATCTCGTAGGTCCGCCCAATCTATGTAGCTCTCGGTCTGGAAGGTATTCGGTGTGAATGTCGACAGCAGTGACTTGGTTGCGCTCGGCATGCGCCGACTCCCGATCGACGACGTTTCGGCTGTACTCCAGCTCGCGCAGCACCGGTCCGGGCCAACTCGCGGAATCCGTGGCTAGTCATTCTCGACTTATAGCCCATGCAATTGCCCGAGTACGCATCGATGTCGCGCATGAGCTGCGGGATGCCGACAGTTTTGACCCCGACCATGTGCTGAACCCCGGGCCCATTCTTCAGCACGGTCTCGGCGTTGAGCTCGGCAGCCGGGTTGCGTGAGCACCGGCCGGTCATGATCTCGTACTGCACGACGGGCAGGGGGCGCTGGAGCATGGGCTTGGCCACCTCCCGGACGCCGCACGCCTCGATGGCTCGTCGGATCTCCAGCATCGCCGGTGCCTCTATGTTCCGGATACGGCGTCAACTTCGCGAGCTACGCCAACAACGGCGCCTGCGCAAACTAGAATAGCCTTACGCTAAACGGGCCGAACTTTGCGACCAGGGTGATCAACTCGTCGCATGTTGCGGCCGTGTGCTACTGATTTGCCATTGGGAAATGACATGGGACAGAAATCTTCCGCTTACCTGAACGACACTGGCGCCATTGCGGCCTTCTACGACGACAGCCGGGCGTCGGAGGGCGCGCTCACTGTCAACATCGTCGATTCGCAGTGGCAAACCTGCCTGGCGCAGCCGAGGCAGTGGCATGTCGACGACGGTGTGCTTGCCGCCGTGCATCAGTCGGCCGATACGGTGCTGGCCGCCGCGCAGATCGCTCAGATGCTACGCCTCAATACAGCTTATGCCACTACGGTGCAGCAGCCGGTGACGTTCAAAACGGCTGCCGGAGTATCCGCAGAGTTCGATACGGATTCCGATAGCCAGACGATCCTAATGCAAGCCACGCAGGGTTATGTGCTCGCGAACGCGGTTCCGTCCGATGTCCGTTTGGGTGTCCACTGATAATACGCGCGTGCCGGTAACCCTTGTCGGTCTACGGGACCTTTATCAAACCATGCTCGCTCAGGGATGAGCCGGGTTCCGGATGCGGCAAGAGTCGAAGGCCGATATGGTTCTTGCGACGACGGCCGCTGCTGTGCAAGCCATCGTGTGGTCGATTCATTCATATTCAGGTGGATCCATGCCCCCAAAACCGATTCGAGCGCTGTTTGCGCTCGCGCTTCTGCTCGTTTCCGCAGTTTCGAACGCGCAGTTCACTCCGAGTCAGCTATTGACGGCTGCGCCGCTGGATAATGCGTTTTCGAACCTGCTTCCGAATGCTGGCGGCACGCTTGGCGGCCCTCTGACGTTGCCATCGCTAACGGTCGTGACGCCTATCCCATTCTCATCCGGCGCAACGAACGCGAATATAGCCCTCGGTGCTACCGCGCAGCTGCAGTTTCAACAGCCGAGCGGGGTGGTGCGTTCGGTTGCGGCCAAGCTGGGCGACTCCGTGAATGCCCTGGATTATGGCGCGACCTGCAGGGGCACCGGCAACGATACCGCCGCGATCCAGGCCGCGGTGGCCACCGGCAAAGAGGTCACGCTGCCACCGGGTACATGCGTGGTGACCGACGCGATCACCCTCGCGACCCAAGGGCAGATCGTGCGCGGCAGCGGACGGAAGCGCACGATCATCAGCGTGCCGGCGACCTTCAACATGTCGGCGCTCGGTGTGTTTGTCGCGCCGAACACCGGGCCGAGCAGCAGCAATGCGGAGGGTCCGCAGTTTCGCGACTTCAAGATCACGTTCGCGCAGCCTGATGTCGCGGTGCGCGCGAACCTGACGACCTACCCGCCGGCGCTCTACCTGCAGAACTCGCCGAGGTTCACCGTCGCGAACCTGCAGATCAGCGAGGCCACGACTGGCATCGACATGCGCGGAGACTCGGGCGGCGCGCATATCGATAACGTCGAGATGTCGGCCTACGGCATCGGCATCAATATCGACGGCTCAACCGATTCGGTGCGCATCACGAACTTCCATTTCTGGCCGTTCGACCTGACGACGAACCAGTACACGGTCTGGGACGATGGTACGCAGACCGCGCTGCAGTCGGGTCGATGCGATGACCTGCACGTGACCGACCTGCTGGCCTATGCGTCGAAGGTGAAATTCATCCGGACGTCCAACGGCAACACATTCGGCGTGGTCTCCGGGATGGACTTGGACACCTATGGCGGACTGATCATGCAGGCCGGTTCGCTATCGATCTCGTCGTCGATCTTCTCCGTTATTCGAGCCGACCAGCAAGCGCTGCTCATGACCGGCGGACTGCTTACCTGCTCCTCGTGCGTGTTCTATAGCGGCGTCTCGCTGAAGAACCCGCTCGTGCAGGTCAGCGGCACCGGCACGTATCTGCAGATCGGACAGAGCCGGCTACAGATCACCGGCGACATGCAGGCTGTCTCGGCTAGCAGCTCGGGGCTGGCGACGGTCGTGCTGTTGGGCAATCAGTTTATGACGCCGGCGAATCCCACCATGTCGCATGCCGTAGTGCGGCTCGGAACCGGCAGCCGTGGCACCCTGGTCGGCAACCGCATCACCGACCTCGGCACCGGGTCGGGCACCTTCATCAGCGTGGCAGCCGACGAGCAGCACATCATCGCGAACAACGCGAGTGCGGGGTGGGCCATGGCGCTGCCCGCCACCGCATCGAACCTGACGGTGCTGAACAACAGCAACGTGGGCGGCGGCGCGAAGAACGTCGTACAGGGCACGATGACGCTACTCGGTGGCGGCACGACACCGGCAAAAACGCTTTCCGTCGAAAGCGGTGCGCTGCTCGTGCGCAACAACGCAGGCACGCAGATCGGATCGCTTGACGACAACGGCAACTTCATCATCACCGGCGGAATGAAGCACGGCGGCGCTGACTTCGACGGGTCATATGCCTTCAGCCAGCCGGCGAGCGGCGCCACGGTGACGATGGGGTATGGCAACCAGACGGCGATCATTGCACCGTCGGCCACGATCGCATCGCTGACGATCACGCTGCCAGCGTGCAACAGCGGTTACGATGGGGGGCTGGTGCGCTACGCGGCCACCCAGGCGATCACCTCGCTGACCGTCAACGCGTCGTCAGGTGCGGTTTCGAATGCGCCCACGACGCTTGCGGCTGGCGCCGGGCATGGATATCTTTGCCGGGGCGCTAATTCGACTTGGTACCCCCTGTATTAAGAGTCGCTAACACAAGTCATCCACGAATCTGGAGCAGATGACGGCGGCAGCCAGGACAAGCAGAGCGGTACGAATATCCAGGCGCCGTTCGAAGCGAATTCGAAGCTTGCCGAATCCGGCGAACCAGGCATGCGTACGCTCGACGACCCAACGATGCCTCCCCAGCCGTTCGCTGCTTTCGATACCGCGGCGTGCGATACGGGCCTTGATGCCGCGCTGTCTCAGATAACGTCGGCAACGTCCGAAGTCATGCCCTTTGTCAGCGTGCAGTTTGCTCGGGCGCTTGCGCGGTTGACCGTTCAGGCCCGGTATCGCAGGAATGGCATCAAGCGTGGACTCGAATGCCATCGAATCGTGTCGTTTGGCCCCCGTGATCGTGATAGCCAGAGGAATGCCGCGTGCATCTACGACGATGTGTCGCTTCGATTCGAGCTTGCCGCGGTCGGTCGGGTTGGGGCCGGTTTCTTGGCCCCCGGGGCTGGAGACACTGGCTCCATCGATGCTCACACGCTCCCAATCGATCTGGTCGTGCTCACGCAGCCGACGCAGCATCGCCAAATGCAGCCGATGCCATACACCGGCCGCTTGCCAGCTCGCAGACGTCGCCAACACGTCATGCCACTGCCGAAGCCCAGTTCTTGCGGGAGGTCTTCCCACGGGATACCGGTTTGCAGCACATACAGGATGCCGTTGAGCGCAGCTCGGTCATCGACCGTGCGTCGCTGTCCGCCCTTGCGGAGAGGGAGTGAACTCCGGGATCAGAGGTCCCAGCGCCACCCACAACTCATTGCTGATTTTGCGTCTTGCCATGCCGCAGACGATACGACGTTCGCGGCTCCACCTCTAGGTTGTGTTAGCGACTCTAATACGACGATTGGGAGAAGCCACCACCTCCTTCGCTGCGGGACGGGAACCCGCCTCGTGTCCTTCTTCGCCTCGCCAGGATCGATGCCGCCGCGATCTGCTCGCGGGCGTCATCGCGCTTCGTCCGTGCCGTCGCGAGCGTGACCGCTGGATAGACGCCGAGGGCGAACGTCGTCTGTTTTCCCAGGAAGCGATAGGACAGCCGCCAATACTTGCCGCCGTTCGGTTGGACTAGCAAGAACATCCCGCCGCTGTCCGTCAGCTTGTACGGGGTGTCGCCTGCCTTCGCATTCCGCACTTGTATGTCAGTGAGAGGCATTGTTGGTATCTGAGGTGTTGGTATGTGCTGATACCAACAAAAATACCAACAGACTCTCCGGCTGTCACTGAGCGAAGTTTGGTGACGCTGGGAGCTAGATGCCCGTCTGGCGGGGCTGAGCGCGGGATTTTTAGTGAAACTTGGGGATGTTGGGGGCAGGGCTGGTCCCCCCGACAGGAATCGAACCTGTATCTAGCGCTTAGGAGGCGCTTGTTCTATCCATTGAACTACGGGGAGCGGATAGCTTGAGCGGGGAGGACTGGCCCCTTGTAAGTCAGGCTCTCAGCCTTGTCCTGCTTGCGTCTTCGGGATTTTCGTCTTTCGGCGCATGACGCGAAATGACGGACTGTGAAGCATAGTTTAACGCCCCGGCTGCTACAATTCTGCTACAAATCGACCCTGTAGCAGCGTATGTGGATGACGCATTGCTACAGTCCACAAACGGGGTGTTTCATGGCTTCGATCCTCAAGATCGGCGACCGCTGGCGTGCTCAAGTCCGCCGGCGGGGACAGAGTATAGCAAAGACTTTTCGAACCAAGGGCGCGGCAGAAGCATGGGCGCGAGAGATCGAGGGCGGTATCGACAAGGGGCAAGCCGCCGTCGACGAGCAGACGATTACAGTTGGCGAGTTGGTGCGCTTGTATCGAAACGCACGCAACGATTCCGGCCGGCCGGTCGCCGAGAGGTCGAACGAAGACTACATGCTCAAGCGGCTGGAAAGTCACTTTGATGATGAGGTGGCGGCGAAGCTATCGACCAAGCGGCTTGTCAAGTTTGCCCAGGAGCGAAAGAAAGAGGGGGCGGGGCAGTACACGATCGACATGGACATATCCAAGCTCGGGACGGTGTACAAGCATATGGCCTCGCTACTTGATCTCCGGTTGCCGCACGCTCCAAGCATTGCGCGGCCCACCCTCGATCACCTGCAACTCATCGGCCCTGGCAAGCATCGGGACCGTCGACCGACTCGCGAAGAGATCATAAAAATCTTCCAGTGGTTTGCGGAGCACCCGGAGCGCGAGCAGGCGGTGCCGGATGTAATCCGCGTTGCAATGAATAGCGCATTCAGGCGGGGAGAGCTGTTTCGGTTGACATGGTCGGATCTCGATGTCGAGCGTCGACTCGCGCTCGTTCGTGATCGCAAACATCCCCGCCAGAAGAAGGGCAACAACGAATGGGTACCTCTGATCGGTGACTCGCTCGAAGTGTTGCTGCGGCAGCCGCGGTATCCGGTGCCCCCCACGTACGAGGCTAAGCGCAAGGCTGACCCTACGGTGGAACCGCACCCTAACGAATACATTTTCCGATTCAGTAAGAGCACAGCCAGTAAGTATTTCAAGCAGGCGTGCGACGAAAAAGGAATCGTCGATTTGCACTTGCACGATCTCCGGCATGAGGCGGCCAGCGCGCTGTTCGAGGCTGGCTGGCAGATTCCGGAGGTTGCAGCTGTTACCGGACATAAGGACTGGCGCAACCTCAGGCGGTATACAAACTTAGAGCCGAAAAGTGTTGCGATCAAGGGTAGGTCGGTCGCGCGATCGACCCCGCCTGATGTGTCGACGGAATGACTGCGAAATGACTCGGCAAGGTGGTGCGTGTTTCCTTATAATAGAGGCAGTGGATGCACCATGTGCATGAATGCGTTGATTTTTAAGGGAAAAAATGGATCACGCTCTGATCGATCTCGTGGTTTCGTTGGCGCATCAGGGGGTCAAAGGTGATAGTCGAGCATTTCAACTTCGCCTCCGGCGCGCTGTCAGTCGTTTGCGCGACGCCGAGCCAGAGCTTGCTGGCCGATTGATTGACGTACTGTCAGAGGGGGCTGCTCCAACGCGAGAGGTCTATGCATTCCAGTCGAAGGCGGGGTACGGTCGTGACGGGGTGACGGGGGCAGCTCAAGGCGATTCCTCCGACGGGGTGCCAAAGGCGCGTCGTGAGCCGGCGCCTACGCCAAGTTTCGCGCTTGAGTCCGGAATCCCTACCCAAGTGCCAGTAGATGGTGACAGTCGGCAGACTCTAGTGACTGTTACTAATCCGACTATCGAAGAGGTGGAGCGCCCTGCGTGGACGGAGTCCGTGGGAGGTCCCGTTAGTCAACTGATCCGCGAATGGGATCTCGCAAGTGAATTGCGCAATAACGGCCTCAATCCAAGTAAATCGGTTTTGATGGAGGGGCCGCCAGGGGTCGGCAAAACGATGACGGCAACTTGGATTGCTGCTCAGCTTCAGCTGCCTCTCTTGACACTTGATCTCTCAACTGTCATGAGTAGTTTCCTCGGAAAGACGGGGAGCAATATTCGGGCAGTGATTGATTTTGCACGCAGCTTTCCTTGCGTCCTGCTATTAGACGAATTCGATTCGATTGCAAAGCGACGAGATGACGAGACTGATGTTGGGGAACTGAAGAGGCTGGTCACTGTGTTGCTGCAATCGATCGATAGCTGGCCTGACACCTCCTTATTGATTGCCGCGACTAACCACGAGGAGCTTCTGGACCCAGCCGTGTGGCGTCGTTTCGACCTGGTCCTAAGTTTCGATTTGCCAGATGCTGCGGCGATCGAGAAGTTCATGATTTCTCGTGGGGTGGAGGCCAACTTTGCGTGTATCGCATCTGCTTTGCTTCGCGGGCAGACGTACGCACGCATCGAAAAAACTCTGAATATCGCCCGGAAGACGTCCGTGCTCGACCGTCGATCCTATGAAGATTGCCTATGTCAGGCGATCGTGGCGCAGATGAAGAAAACTCTTGCAGACGGCGATGCAATGGAGCTAGAGTTAATTTCGCTTCATTTGCAAGGGTTGTCGCAGCGCGCAATTGCAGCGCGGCTCAAGATGGCGCACACCACCGTAGGTAGACGTATAAAGACAATTTTCGGGGGAAAGGATGGCTGATAAAAATTTACTTATTGGGTACGGCGAGACGTTGGTTGAGCCTGTAAAGCTGTCACGAGGCGGTGGAGCGAAACGCTATCCATACGAATTTTCGGAAATACGCGGTCGGCTTTCCAAGCAAATAAAGACTGTGGTCAAGCAGGTCAATCAGGCGGATCCAAAGGCTGCTCCCAGAGGAGAGTCAGTCGTTGAAATGACCCTGCACCCGGCATTCTTGGCGAAAAGCTATTTCCCCCAAAAATTGTTGAGCGAATTCGGCCTGCGGCACGTCGGTAGCCGAGGTCGCTTTGTTCACCCTGAAGTTTCTTTGCGCAAGAGTCGGCCGCCTGAAGGCGAGGCCGCACCGGTGTTATTTGTTGCCGGAAGTGTAGAGAATTTTGAGGCTATGGAGCTAGGTCTTAAAGAAAAGGGGATTCCGGAAGTATTTCAGGATGATTTTAGAAAGATTGAAAATTTCGAAATTTTCCATGCGCAACAGAAAGTGAAATGGATTGACTCCGAGGCTGATTGGGTGAGCCTCGAAGTCGTGCTGCACGCTGCGGCTCATCAAAGCTATATTCTTGAGAGTTTCGTTAAATGGGCGGAGCAGTGTGGTGGTGAGGTATTTGTTGATAAGGCTATATTCGTTCCTGGGTTGACATTTCTGCCCGTGAATGTAAGCCGAGACAGTGTTGTTGAGCTTGCAAAGTTCTCTTTCGTACGGGCAGTTCGTAGTCTTGCTCCGCTAAGAGTAAGTCGGCCCGTCGCTGTGCGGAACGTGCAAGGAGGGGGCGCGGTATCTCTTCCAAGTGAAGCTGAGCTTGATCCCAGTGTATCGGTCGCCGTCTTCGATGGAGGGATTGGACATTCGGATTTGTCTCAGTGGGTCGATGAATATACGTGGCCTGATACGAAAATTACAGCGGCAAACTTGCTTCTTCACGGTAATACCGTAACTACAACGGTTCTGTTTGGTGAAGGATCAGAAAAAAAGGCTGTCCTGCCAAGACCGTTCTCTCGCGTTCGCCATTACCGCGTTCTCGGAAAAGATAGTGGCGGCGATCCCGATCTTTTTGATGTATTGAAAAAGATTGATTGGGTGTTGATAAACGAACAGCCGCAGTTTATGAACCTGAGCTTGGGGCCTTGCATACCTATCGACGATGATGATGTCCACGTCTGGACGACCTTATTGGACCATCGGCTGTCGAACGGTCTGACTTTCACGACCGTGGCAGTTGGTAACGATGGTGCGGATCCCGATCCCTCGTTGTCGCGAGTGCAGCCACCTAGCGATATGGTCAATGCGCTCGGAATTGGGGCTGCGGACTCGGCTGGTTCGGTGTGGAATCGTGCCTCATACAGCTGCATTGGCCCTGGGCGGAGCCCGGGGCTTATGAAGCCTGATGGCGTGGCGTTTGGCGGTTCGGGAACGGAAGCATTTCACGCGTATTCTCCGGCACACGGTGGACTAGTCGGCCTAGAGGGCACGAGCTTTTCTGCGCCGCTCGTTTTGAGAGCAGCTATCGGGGTGGCGGCCACGTTGGATGCGCCGCTTTCGGCAACAGCCCTTAGGGCGCTAATGATTCATCGTGCACAGCCGCACGAAACATCTGGCGGCCGTGAAACTGGATGGGGTCGTTTCGAGACGGACCCGGAGCGGCTCATCGTCTGTGGTGACCATGAAGCAATGGTCATCTACACCGGGTCGATAAATCCTGGCCAACCGGTGAGAGCAAAAATTCCGTTTCCAAACATTGCATTGAAAGGGAAGGTGACCATAAAAGCAACTTTTGCATTTACTGCGCCCACCGACCCGGCACACTCTCTCAACTATACAAAAGCGGGGCTCGGGGTAATTTTTCGCCCAATTGGGGCTGATAAAAAATCTATTCCGTTTTTTAATCAGGATAAGTTCGATAGTGAAAGCGATCTTCGGAGAGATGCGCAGAAGTGGGAGTCCTGCCTTTCGAGAACTAGGCGTTTCAATCCTGGGACATTGAATGATCCGGTCTTCGATATCGAGTACTTGACCCGAGAGGAAGGTAAGGCGGTGCCGTCGAAGGATCAGGTGCCGCTCCCATATGTGCTGGTGGTTACAGTGTCCGTGGCAAATACGCCCGGTGTGTATAACAACGTTCTTCAGCGATACAAAACGCTACAGCCAGTTAAGGTTGCCACTCAGATCCATATCAAGAAGTAGACGCCATAACTTCTCTGCGACGCAGGTATGGGCGACCTCCTCGACTTGGTGTTGAGCGTCGGTCGCCCATAGCGCTTGTTTTAAGCGACGGCTGATGCCTTGTGACGAGCTTGGGTAGACATCGTGTCGAGGTAGTCGGCGACAGCGTCATATGAAGCGAAGCGGCCGCCGCCTTCCTTGTAGGTCGGAATGGGAAATGAGAGGTGGCCGCGCGAATTCGGACAGTCGGATAAGTGGTTTGGCCGGGGCCTGAGCCGGCGATAATGCTGGCAAAGGAACCGAGGAAATGACGAAGAGAACCCGACGGACGCACTCAGCGGCGTTCAAAGCGAAGGTGGCGCTTGCAGCGGTCAAAGGCGAGCGGACGCTGGCCGAACTGGCGCAGCAGTTTGATGTGCACCCGAACCAAATCACGGAGTGGAAGCGACAGTTGCAGGAGCGCGCGGCAGACGTGTTTGGCGCGGCAGGCGCGCCGTCGAGCGAGCCGCCAGTGGATGTGAAAACGCTGCACGCGAAGATTGGCCAGTTGACGCTGGAGAATGATTTTTTAAGCGGCGCGCTCACCAAGTCGGGATTGCTGAGCGCAAAGCGATGATCGATCGTACGCATGCGCTGTCGGTTTCGCAGCAGGCCCGGCTGGTCGGCATTGCAAGATCGAGCGCGTATTACCGGCCGCGGCCGATGAGCGAGGTCGATCAGATGCTGATGCGTCGGATCGACGAACTGCACATGGAGTTTCCGTTTGCCGGGGCGCGGATGCTGGCGCGACTGCTGCGTCGCGAGGGGCACGAGATCGGCCGCCGTCGCGTGCGCACGCTGATGAAACGCATGGGTATTGAGGCGCTGTACTGCAAGCCGAACACGAGTCGACGCAACGCCCAGCACAAGATCTGGCCATACTTGCTGCGAGGTGTGAAGATCGATCGGGCCAACCAGGCGTGGGCACTCGACACGACGTACATTCCGATGGCGCGCGGCTTCGTGTATCTGACGGCGGTGGTGGACTGGGCGAGCCGCAAAATCCTCGCCTACCGGGTCGCCATCACGCTGGAAGCCGTGCACGCCGTCGAAGCGCTGGAAGAAGCGTTCGCCCGCTACGGGCGGCCCGACATCGTGAACACCGATCAGGGCAGCCAGTTCACGGCGAACGCATTCACCGAGGCCGTGCTGGGCCGGGGCATCCGGCTGTCGATGGACGGCAAGGGAAGCTGGCGCGACAACGTGTTCGTCGAACGGGTGTGGCGCAGCATCAAGTACGAAGAGGTCTACCTGAAAGCGTACGAGTCGGTCAGCCATGCTCGGCGCTCCATCGGCGAGTATATCGAGCTGTACAATCGGAAGCGGCCCCATTCGAGTCTGTCGGATCAGACGCCGGATGAGGCATACTTCGCGACGCTGCCTGCGATCAAATTGGCGGCATGACTGCCCCGGACGTTCCACTTAAAAATCTCAGAAAACTGTCCGAACGAGCGAGGCCACCTCTATGTCTCTGCGCTGATCTGGTTGCGAATGGTTCCTTCGGACATCAGCAGAAGCTGCGCGAGCTGCGCGAGCGTCATGCGTGGGCCGTATTTTTCAAGAATATATGCGCGAGTAAGCAGGCTCATTGTGTAGCTTCTCCGCTATGAGCGGCCTGAGAATGAGGCGCGAGCAAGCCGCGCAACGTGACAGCGGCGAGGCGGCTATGCTTCTGCTCAAGGAAGTCGGCCGCTTGAGTCAGTATTGCGCGCTGGTCGATCGTGAGGCCTGCGGCCAGCCCAGCGATCGGATCTGAATATAGCGACAGTGCGCCAGGCCACCCGCCTTTCAGCCTTTCCCGTAAGAAATATTCGCCGTCGCGCGTCAGATACCCGTGAGGCGCCATCTCGCCCGCATCGGCAGGGATGATGACCGGGCGGTCATAGAGCCGAGCGCCAGTTGCGGGAGGGCGAAGCCAATCGATGCTGAAATCTTCTCCGTTTGGTGCTGGGCGATGGACGATGCCCACCGGTTCGCATGGCTCGGCTGGTGCGGCGTCGAGTGCGATGCGCAGCTCAGAGAGAAGGCGGAGGATCGTGTCAGGGTGAGCGAGGGCAATAAAGGCGGCATCGCGCGATGCTTGATCGTAGTCTTCGCTCCCATTCGGGCGGCAGTCGCAGATATCCTTCAGGTCGTCGTCCTCGTTCTCTACCCACGCGCCGACGTTGATCCAGTTCCCCTTGGTCGCCTTTTCGGCGGCCGCTTGCAGGGCATCGTAGTTGCTGGTGATTTTTTCCATGTCGGGGCCCTGTTATCGAATGGCGCTGACGATACGATCGAGCTTGCCGTCGGTTTCCAAGGTAGACAATGTGTGCATAGCGGTTGCCATGCGTTCGAGGACAGTGGCATACCGTTCAAGGCGGTCGATGTCTGCTGTTTTCAAGAGGCGCTGCATCGTATCGCCGAGTTCGTTTGCAGACTTCCGTACGCTGCCTGCTGCTTTCTTCGTCGACTCTGCAACTTGCTTTTCGGCGTCCACCATGCGAGACAGTGAGCGTTCAAAGAGAGTGATCGCGTCTTGGGTGGCGGACTCGGCTTTTGCAAAATCGGTATTCATGGCTTTAGTTTTTCGCTGAAAGTAGTTTGTGTTTGCGTTGATCGAATTGGCAATCATCGTGGCGGCTTCTGCAGGGTCGAAGAGAGGGCCTTCGCTGTCTTGCCTGATCGGTTTGAGTCCACATACTTCGAACGGGCTAGTTCGTCGGGTCATGTCGCTGTTCCGTATGTTGTGGCAGTGCAAGCGCGAGCTGCATCAAGCCGGTTTCCAGGGTGATGCCGGCGGTTGCTGCCCAGGTGCGGGCTTCCTGCGCGGCCTTGTGGCGTGCGAACGAACCGACCTCGTCGGCCATCAGATCCAGCAGCTCGACGTCGGCCGCGTGCGAGACGTCGGCGATCAGCGTGCGGATCTCGATGCGAAGCACATCAAGCCGCGCGAGCCGGCCTTGGCGGGTATCCGCCAAGGCTTCGTTCGTCTGGATAGGTTTGCGCCGCGTGAGCGGCGCCTTCCCTTTCTGGATTGCTTTTGCGGGCGGAAGCCCGCTGCTGTCCGCCTGCATCGACGTCCCGTTGACGCTTACGAGCGCGATAGCCGGGTGCTTCGTCGCGCGTTCCCGCTTGCGCGGCAGCGGACGTGGGGTAGAGGGGGCCGGGCGAGGCATCATTGAACCTCCTTTTCGGCTGTGCGCTTGGCAGCAAGCTCGGGTGTCCAGTCGGGATCGGGCATCGCATACAGCTTGTCGAGCCATTGCCGTACGACGTCTGCGCCCTTTGCCTTCGACATCGAGGCCGACGACTCCAACGCGTGCGTGATATCGGCCACTGCGGCCCGGATTGCTTGTCCGCGCGTAGGCGACGTGGTGGTGAAGCTTCCCAAGGATGGAAGACCAGTCATGCCGCTCGTACCCAGCTCTAGCGAGAACGAATGAATCCAGGTCTGCTCGTCGACATGAGCGAGACGAATTTCGGCGGGTGCCGGCCCTTTGTTTTTGACGCGTGGCGACGTGATCCTCTCGCACTGTTCGAACACGCCGTGCTTATTCGGCACGTGGATCGGGTGTGGGCCTGCGCGCGAGGGGAGGTCGAGCATGTCCTCAAGGCCGGTCAATGCAGCATGGACGCCGTGGATCGTCCCAGGGGACAACTGGCCGAACATCGGATCATGCAGCACTGCTTGCAGCGCGAGCAAAAGTTGCTTTGCCTGCTGCTCGCCGATCTTGGCGGGTGCGCTCGATCGCGCGGATGGTTGCTCTGGCTTCGGCGATTTCTCGGGCAGGTGATTGGGCGGCGCTGCGGCTGGCTGTCGAGCGTTTGGCGATGCGTCGAGGTGTTTCTTCGTCACGCGGCCCTTGCCGGACTCCGATGCCTTCGCCGCACCTATCTGAAGTCGTTCAAGAGCTTTTTCGGCCCCGTGTTCGCGAATCTGCTCGATCGCCAGCGTGCCGGCGACGGCGCCATTGCGAACCATCTGGTGCAGTTCAACCGGGGCGCGTTCGAGCAGCCCGACATCGCGGACGGTTTGGTCCGTGACGTTCAAGCGCTTGCAGATCGCCGCGAGCGTCATGCCGTGAATGTCTCGTAGCTCGGCGATGACGCCCGCTAGTTCGAGCGGCGACGAGCGCTTGCTGTCGTTGCTGAGATAGCCGTCGATCACCATTTCGGCCCGAATAACCGTCTTGGCATCGCGTACGACGACGGGGATCTTTCCGACGTCCTTACCTGCCTCGATTGCCTTCCCGGCCGCGAGGTAGCGGTGCTGCCCCTTGTAGACATACAGCAGATCCTTGCCGTCCACCTTTCGCACGTAGCAATGCAGCGGCGAACCCTTGTCGTAGCCGTTTTCGACGATTAGTGCGGTGAGGTGAGTAACCCACTCGGGGTCAACCGGGCGGATATTGTCGGCCGGGTCATAGTGAAGTTGACCGTAAGGCACCATCCAGAGGTCTGCGGACGTTGCGCCGGCTGCTGCTGCGGCTGCTTTCGCGGTTCCAGTCAGAATTGGCGCAATGAGGTCGAGGTGTCGTGTCCGGTCATCCATCACGCATTCCCCATCGCCAACCGACCATGGCCATAGCTGCATTGCTGCGCCTTCTTGATCGCCATCGATGCTGCTTTGGTCGCCGCACGCTTTTTGTCACGCAGCCGCTTTACCGCCTGGGCGCAGTCGCCCTCGGACGGGATCGACATCTGCGTGCCGGCGATTTCGTTGCCGTCGAGGATCGAATACAGCGTGTTCAGACTGTCGGGGATAGGGCGGCAGCGGACAAGGTACTCGCCGACTAGAAACTGGCCGGGGGTGCGCTTGGCGTTGCGATCGTAGCGGGCAACGCTACGCAATCCGAGCGTGTCTCGACGAGCAGTGTCGAAGTGAAAGGGGGCTTTGAGCTTGGTGCGCGGCATGGTCGTGATCTCCATGGCGCCGGGGAGTACCCCGGCATAAGCGGGGCAGTTAGGCAGTGAGGGGGCGTGCGGTCGGCTGTGCTTCGGCCGGCGCTTCTTGTGCGAGGTCTGCGGCGACGATCAGAAGGATCGCAACAACTGCGACGCGAACGATAGTGGACTTTTCAAAGCTACTTTGGCGAGCAACTTCGGAAGCGATAACGCGCGGGTTCTGTTCCTCGCGGAGCCATTGCTGACGGGCTTGCGCGTACAGATCAATCAGTTTCATCACGTATCTCCGGTAGGGGCGTTGGGTAACGCGGCAGCGGGAGTATCCACCTAAGGATAATTGTCTGTCAATCCATATAAGGATAATTGGAGGCGAAAAATCCCCGCCCGGTTGGGCGGGGAGGGGCTTATCGTCGAGGGGGTGTCGTCAGGAGGATGGCGGACGCCTGCGCCCCGAGCACAAGCAGGACGTCGATCCAAGCTGCCACATTGAGATAAGACGCAATGGCGAAGGCGGTGGATGAAATGGCCAGAAGGCTAATGCCGCCGCGCTGACGCCTTGCCGCTGGATAGTGCGATTTACTTGCCTCTATTCGGCTAGCTAGCCGGCGTGCCCCGGCCAGCAAGTCGTCTGCGGTGTCGGCATCTACGCCCTTGGCTGAAATGGAGACCGAGCCGTCCTCTCTAACGGCTACGGAGGCAACGGCGACGGCGGGGCACTCGTCGTGACGATCGAGCAGGTCGCTCAGAAAGGCGTGAATTTCGCGGTGCCGCGAACGTCCTCGTATCGTAGGGAATACGAAAACGTTGTCATGACTTTGCTTTGGTTCCTCGGCGACGGCTGTTTTGGTTTTGCTGTTCTTCATTGCTCATCAGTTCATTCGATAATGGACGTCGAGCGGCAGTTTGGGCGCGTTGCCGAGAGGCATTCGTGGCCGGAAGTGTTTCCTCGATTGTGGTCGAGCCATCGATGTCGAGGGTTGCAACGTCCGATTGGCTAAGGACGAACTCGATGTAGCGCTCGATCGCTCTTTTATCCTCGTCGGGCAAGCGAGCAAAGCGGACCCTGTCATAGCGAATCGCGGACGTGTCGCTTCCCTCGTCGGTCAGGAGTTCTGTCGGCGACACGCCGATTGCGTGCGCCAATGACTCGACGACTCGCATCTGTGTATCGACTTTCGCCGAGAGTACGCGATTAACGGAGCTTTGAGAGATCCCGGCACGCTTTGCGACCTTCTCTTGGCGGTCGACGTGCTCATAGTGGTCCATGTACCAGCGTAGCTTGCGAGCCAAGATGGACCGGAGATCTGACTTGGTTGACGGCGGTTTCATTCCGATATCTTGCCGACTATGGATAACCATTAGAGGATTTTTGCGACAGATGAGCGATTGCGTGACAATCCATAAATGGATAGAATTGTGGCGATCCATTTCTTGGGGTGGCCCATGCGAAGTGAAAGCGAGTCCATTTTGTCGTTTGTTCTTCGCCAGCTTGATTCGGCTAAGGGCGACTGGCCTGAGATCTCAAGGCGAAGCGGGGTTCCGTACCAGACCCTCACAAAGATAGCGGGGAGGCTTGTTGCCGATCCGCGTATCTCGACCGTGCAAGCGCTGGTCGACTGCCTTCGCGAGCGCGAGGGGAATGCCGGCGATCCCGTTTCGACTTCACCAAGCGGTCAGTGAGCGCTTGCCATTGCTATGAATCGTACGTCGCGATCACGCCTCGCGACAGCATGAAAATGATCTCTCGCCAATAGCCTATGACCTGCCGATACGACAGTACCGAATGGCTCGATGTGCTCTACACGTCCGTTCGCAACACGCCGGGCGGCGTCGCCGACGCCGCGAACCACCTCACGAATCGTCGCGGAAAGAACATCACGCCCGAGTCGCTGCGCCTTCGTCTGCGTGGCGTCGGCGACAGCCGGCTTTCGATGGAGATGTTCGAGCTGCTGGTCGAGTGGATGCAGGAAAAGGCCGAGGCGAGCGCGCACGCGCTCGACGCCTTGCACGCCTTGAATGCGCGGTTCGGTCTCGTCGCCGAGGCAGTCGACGAGCAGGGCGTGGACGACGCGGTCGACGGCGGTGCGATGCGGCTGGTCTCCACTGCCTTGAGCCTGCAAGCGCACGTCGGGCTCGTTGCCGACGATGTCACGCGCGTTCTGGTCGATCGCCGTATCGACGACAACGATGCGGAGAAGATCATCGCGACGGGGCGGAAGGGACAGCGTCTGTTTCAACGCCTGATTCACGCGGCCCGCAACCTCGCAGCTCGACGTCGGCGCCGCCATGGACCGAATTGAGCCGGGTATGGGCTGCTGCCGCGTAGCGCGGGAACATGTCGGCCTGTCCTGCGATCGCGGGCAGCAACTCGCATGTGGTCGAACCGCGCTGGCTTGTCGCCTGGACAGGGCGCCCGAGGATGCGGGGCGCATGTTCAAGTCGTTGATGTCAACGTTCCCCGATCGCCTCGCGATGTTTGCCGACGAGGCAATCCAGGCCGGCCGTGTCGATGCCTTTGTTCGCGTCGCTGCTCGCGTGTGCGCCGCGCTTCCCACCAAAGCGGAACGCCATTCGTTCCGTGATCAGTTCGCCAGTTGCATACCGGCGGATGACCTGTCCGCGTTCGATACCCAGATGGCCGCCGAGTGGCGCCGCCTGCGCGGCAAATAACCGGAGACCAAAGTGACTTTAGAGCGTGTGAGCCGCGCATTGCGTCGGCGGCACTCGGTGCCGCTGCGCAAATCGATCGGCGTGAATGTCTATGCCGCCGGCCGTAAGGCTTGGCGTTCCACCCTGCATCAAATTGAACTGGAAAGGAGAATTGCGGAATGTCGTCGCTAGACCAGATTCGCGCGCAGTTGGCGGCAGCGGGTCATCCTGAGCTGCCTGTCGGACACCCTGTTGCGGACGGCAAGCACCATCGATACGGTCCCCGCAAGAAGTATTGGTATCAACTGCGCGAAGTCGTGAGCAAGGGCGCTGTCATCGGCTACTCCGGCACCTACGGCTATTTCTCCGGCGACGATCCCGGCACCGAGCGGTTCCAGTGGGCCGGTGCGCCCCTGAGTGACGAGGTGCTTGCCGAAACGCGGCGCCGCCAGGAAGTGGCCGAGCGGGAGGAGAGCGAGCGGGCGGCCCGCCAAGCGCAACTGGCGGCCAACCGTGCACGCAGCCAGTGGGACCGAGCGGGCGACGTCGGCGCATCCGCCTATCTGGAGCGCAAACAGATTACGCCCGAGGGCGTGCGGTTCGACGCGGACGGCACGATGTTCGTCCCGATGTACCGCTATGAGGCCGAGGGGCGGCTCGTCGGTCTGCAGAAGATCACGCCGAACGGCGAGAAGCGCTACAACAAAGGCATGGAAAAGAAGGGCGCCAGTCGGCTGCTCGGCAGCATCGGCGCCGAAGACAAGATGGTGCTGGTCGCCGAGGGGTACGCCACCGGGCGCTCGATCCGTATGGCGACGCGTGAAGCCTTCGCGGTGTCCGTCTGCTTCGACGCGGCCGGCATCCAGTCGGCGGTGCAGGGGCTGCGTGCGGCTTTCCCGGCGGTTCATATTCTGGTGTGCGCCGACGACGACTGGAAGATCGAGCAGCGCCTGCGCGAATGGCTCGTCGAGGAATTCGGGTTTCGCGGTGAGCTGACATACGGCGCATCGCCGATCAAGGTCGAGGCGAAGAACACGTGGTACATGCTGGCCGCTCACAAGCGTGTCGACGACAACGGCGTGCAATTCGTCGAAGCGCGTCCACGCAACGTCGCATTGCTGGCGATGATTCGCGCATATTGATGAGGGAGAAACGATGCTCTGCAACCACTACGACAGACAGACGGGCCAATACCTGAGCAGTACCCTGGCCGACTCGGATCCGAAAGACGATAGCCGCTGGCTCGAACCGGCTTTCTCGACCGTCACGCCGATCCCTGACCGTAAGCCGCTCACGTGGCCGTTCTGGAAGGACGGCGCCTGGGTGTTGATGCCCGACTATCGCGGGCGCGTGCTGTACCGAACCGATACCGGCGAGCGCACCGAGATCCTGGCAGCGGGTGTGACGCCGGCCGATGCCGGTCTCACGGAGACGCCGCGCCCGTCCGACGAGTACCGCTGGACCGATGGTGCCTGGGCGATCGATCCGGACATCGTTGCGCGCAAGGTCAAGGAGCGGGCGATGGCGGAATTCCAGCAGCGGCTTGCGAACGCACAGACGAAGAACTACGGCCGAGCCGATGCGCACGCAGCCGGCGTGCTGTCGGATGTCGAGGAAGCGCAGTTCGTCGCGTGGTCCAAGTACCAGATGGATCTCTCGCGCGTCGTGAACGCGCCGGACTTCCCGGCCTCGGCCGTGTGGCCGGATGAACCGGACGACGAGGCGATTCGCCGCGACGTTGATGCCAAGCGAGCCGCTGCCGCAGACCTGCCGCGCGAACCTGCTGAACAACGCCAATATCGCGACCATCATCCGCGACGGCGGTTATCGCCTGTGGGGTAACCGGACGCTGTCGGCGGATCCGAAGTGGAAGTTCGTTACGCGCGTGCGCACGCTCGACATCGCGATGGACGCGGTCCAGGCCGGCCATAAGTGGGCGGTTGATCGCGGCATCACGGCAACTTACGTCAGCGACGTGACGGAGGGGCTGCAGGCGTTCATGCGCGATCTGAAGCGCCAGGGCGCCTTGATCAACTTCGAGGTCTACCCGGATCCCGAGCTGAACACGGCCAGCCAACTGGAGGACGGCAAGGTGTACTGGAACATCCGCTTTACCGATGTCCCGCCGGCCGAAAACCCGATTTTCCGCTTCGAGGTCACCAATCAGTGGATGACCGAAGTGCTCGATAACCAGATCTAAGGGGGAAAGATGGTTCCGGAAACTCTCTACAACTGCTCGGTGGCGATCGACGGTCGCGGCTACGCGGGCCGGGCGACGAGCATGACGCCGCCGAAGCTGAAGCTCAAGACCGACGACTATCGCGCGGGCGGCATGGATGCGCCGTCCAAGGTCGACCAGGGCATGGAAGCGCTCGAAGCGTCGTTCGCCATGGCGTCCATGGAATACGACGTGCTGAAGTATTTCGGCATCCTCGACGGGAATGCATTCAGCGGCAATTTCCGTGCGGCCTTCAAGGACCACTACGGCAAGATCAAGTATGTCGGCGCCTTCTTTCGCGGCAAGCTGACCGAGGTGGATCCGGGTGAGTGGAAGCCGGGCGAGAAGGCCGAGACGAAATACACCATCGCCGTCGACTACTACCGGATGGAGATCGACGGGGCCGTGGTTCACGAGATCGACGTATTCGCGTGCAAGCGCGTGGTCAACGGCGTCGACCAACTGGCCGAGGTGCGTAAGGCGCTCGGGATGTAGGTCGGCCGGCTGGCCGCAAGCAAAGTTACTTTTCACTCAACGGCGGGCCGATGGCTCGCCGTTTCTCTTTGAGGACACGACATGGACAAGGTTACCGTCAAGCTGGCTTACCCGATCAAGCTGAATGGCGTCGAGTGCGACAAGTTCACGATGCGCCGCCCGAAGGTGCGCGACATGCGCGGCGCGCAGAAACTCGCACCGAAAGACGAGGAGCAACAGGAGCTGATCCTGTTCGCCTCGCTCGCCGAGGTGTCGCCGGACGACATCGAGGAGATGGATATGGCCGACTACGCGCGCGTGCAGGACGCCTATTACTCCTTTCGATCCGTACGCCAAGACGGACGCCAAGACGCTGAAGGCGCTGGCGAGGCGCCTCGCGCTTGAATTCGGCATGTCGCCTGCCTCGATCGATGACATGACGATCGACGACATGCTCTGGTGGTTGACTGACTGAGGGGTGCGGACATGGCAAAGGATATCGCCCTGGGCATCGTGATCGGCGGCGCCGTGTCGGCGACGTTCGGCAAGGCGATCACGGATACGACGTCGAAGATCGACGGCATGAAGAAGCGGGCGAACGACGCTCGCCTCTGGCAGCGGCAGATCGGCGAGACGGTTCGCCTGCAGGAGGAGTTCCGGCGGCTGCATGCCGCCGGGGATAGCGCGGCGGACGGTATCCGCCGCAAGCTGGACAGCAACCTGAAGTCGTTGCGCGATGCCGGGGTCGAGGTGAGCAAGCTCGATCGCGCGTATGCGCAACTCGGGCGCACCGCGCGCGGGCTCGATCTGAAGGCCGCCGGCTTCGAGCGCATGGAAGCCGGCAAGGAAGCCGGTCGCGGGGTGATCGGCGACGCGGTGAAGCTGTCGGCGGCGGTGGCCGTGCCCGCGACGATCGCCGCGAACTATCAAGCGATCATCCGCGACATCTCGATCAAGGCCGGCATCGCGCGCACGCAGCAAGAGACCGCGATGGGCCTGCGTATCCGCAAGGATGCGGCGGACAACGGGATCGGCCGCAACGAGCTGGCGGAAGCCATCAACCAGATGGTGGCGGGGGGCATGGATCTCGATCGCGCGCTGAACTTCGGGCCGCTCGTCGCGAAGTTCGTGATCGGGCAGGGTGCGACGTCTGTCGAGACGGCGAAGATGATCCAGGCGCTCCAGCAGAACGCGGAGATTGTCGATCCGCGTCAGATGGCACAGGCGCTGGAGGGAATCGCCTACCTCGGCAAGGAAGGGTCGTTCGAGTCGGTCGACATGGCGCGGTGGTTTCCGGTGCTGCTGGCCGAAATGAAGAAGATCGGTATCACGGGGCTGGATTCCGTCACGCAGTTGGGCGCCATGCTTCAGGTGCAGATGAAGACGGCCGGTAACGCCGACGAGGCAGCGAACAACCTCAAGAACTGGTTTTCGAAGATCGGCTCGGGAGAGACCGAGCGCAATTACGCGAAAGCCGGGGTCGACTACCAGGCGAAGATGCGCGAGGCGATCGGCAAGGGCTGGTCGACGCTGGAGGCGTCGTTCGTGCTGGCCCGTGCGTACATCGAGCGCGTCGATCCGGAGAAGGCGAAGCAACTGGCGGGCGCCGCTAAACAGTTCAATGCCGAGATGGATCCGGCGAAGCGGCAGGCGCAGATGGCCGCGTTCGCCGAGACGATGAAGACCGGCGACCTGTTCAACGACATGCAGGTCAAGGCGGCGCTGACGGCCTACATGCAGAACGCGGACCTGTACAACGAGCTGAAGACCAACGCGCAGAAGGCGAGTGGCGAGATCCAGAAGGATCTGGAAGCCCGCCGCGAGACGTCCAAACAGATCTGGAGCGAGGTCGGCCAGCAGTGGGATGACGCGATGCGCAGTATCGGCGATGCGCTGCGGCCGGTCACGGACCTCGCGGGGAAGGCGGCAAAGGGGCTCGGTGGCACGGTGCGCGAGGCGGCGGATAAGGCGCCGGGTGTCACGGCAGCGGTGGTCGGTGTCGCCGGCGCAGCGGTCGCCTATCGCGGGGCAAAGGCACTTTGGAACATCGGGCGCGGTGTGTTCGATATCGCGCGCGGCACGGTACTAGGGCGTGGTGCGGGCCGCTCAGGCGGCCGTGGCGGCGCTGGAAAGGGCGGTGCGGCTGGCAAGGCGCTCGATGCCCTTGCCGGCGCTGCGGGCGGGGTGCAGCGGGTGTTTGTCGTGAACATGCCCGGAGGCGCTGGCGGGCTCGGTGGCGGATTGGGTGATATCCCGGTCGGCGGTCAAGGGGGCGGCGGCAAAGGCCGGGCAGGTGGGCGCGGTGCCGCGCGTGGTGGTCGCATCGGTCGAGCCTTGAGCGCCGGGCGCTCGCTCTTCGGCAAGGTGGCACCGTACGCCGGAAAGATCGCGCTGGCCGGAACGATCCTGAAGGTCGGCTTCGCGGCGAAGGACGCGTAGCCGACCGCAACCGGGCCGCGAGCGCGACGACGGTCGAGACGTTGCAGAAGCTCGCGACCGGCAATCTCAGCAGCGCAGCCGAGTTGCTGACCGGCGCCAAGAGCGCGATGTCGGTCGCGGGCGATCTGTTCCCGCAAGTCGGGAGCGTGATGCGCAGCTTCAACGCGACGCAGGCCTCGGTCGGCTCGATCCTGAAGATGGCGGACAGTTCGAACTTCCCGCTCGTGCGCTCTGCCGCCGACAGCGTCAAATCGGCGCTTGGCGGGGCGGTGAATCAGTTCTCGAGCTTGGTCGGCATCAAGGACTCGGCGGTGGCCGACGCGGTCAAGGCGACGGGCCTGAGTTCGTTGCTTCCAGGGCTCGCGGACGGGGCGACGTCGAGCACGCCGCACCTGATGACGATGGCGGCCGACGACGGCAGCGCGTTCCATTTCAACCTGTCGACGGCGGCGTTCGAGAAGCTGCGGCGGGCGACGCGATACCGCGTCGCCACGCAGGAGCGCTTGAACCGGCAAGAGGCGCTGCAGCCGGTCAGTGAGGGCGGCGAGACGATCACCCTGTCGGGCGTCGTGTTCCCTGCTCTCGGCGCCGGCACGACGCAGATCAGCAAGCTGCGCGCGATCGGCAGCCGCATGAAGCCGGTACGCCTGACGACGGGCAGCGGCGAGGTGCTCGGCCGCTGGTTGCTGCAAACGATCGAGGAGGAGCAGGACGCCATGCTGGCCGATGGCCTTCCCCGCAAGCAATCCTTCACTGTGGAGTTTGGCCGCTATGGCGAAGATTTTAAGAGCGTCTGAGGGGGATGTGCTCGATACCTTGTGCTATCGGGTGTATGGGACGCTGCAGGGGACGGTCGAGGCTGTCTACGAGGCGAATCCGGGCCTCGCCGCGAGGCCGCAGCCGTTCGCCTCGGGTGTCGAGATCGTGATGCCGGATATCGAGGCGCCGCGCGACGAAACCGTGTCGCTCTGGACATAGCGAGGCGCGATGGAAGCGATCTTTCAGATCATCGCGAATGGCGACGATGTCACGAAGGTGATTCAGGACCGGGTGATGGAGATCCGGACCGTCGACAAGCCTGGCCTGGATGCGGACGAATGCACGATCACGCTGGACGATCGCGACGGCCGGATCCGATTCCCGCCCAAGGGCGCGACGCTCAAGGTGTCGCTGGGGTGGGAGGGGCAGGGGCTCTCGATGCTGGGCGAGTATGCCGTCGACGAGGTGGGGCTGCGTGGGCCGCCGGCGAGCGTGGTGTTTCGCGGCAAGCCAGCAAACATGCGGGCGACGTCGAAGACGCAGCGGTACGGGAGCTGGTCGAACGTGCGGCTGGCCGACATCGTCGGTGACGTCGCGCGACGTAACAAATGGTCGGCCGCGTGCGACGTCGACGTGGTGGTGCCTCGGGTCGACCAGTTCGGGGAAAGCGATCTGCATTTCGTGACGCGGCTCGCCCGGCAGTATGGAGCGACGGCGACGGTCAAGGCCGGCAAGCTGATCGTGCTGCCCCGAGGCGGCGGCAAGAGCGCGAGCGGCAAGCCGTTACCGGTGGTGACCCTGACGCCCGAGCTGCTGCTCGACTATGACATCAATTTCCCCGATCGCGCGAGCTTCGCGGCCGTCCGCACCAAGGTTCACGATCGCAAGACGGGGAAGAAAATCGACCTGACGATTCCCAATCCGGATGCACCGCAAGGGGCGTCCGCGGTTCATACCGAGCGCCACGCATTCGCCAGTCCGCAGGCGGCGAAGGCGGCGGCCACGTCCAGGCTGGAAACGCTCAACAGGCACACGTCGACGAGCCGCCTGACGATGCGCGGCCGGGCCGATCTGTCTGCCGAAAAGACGATCGCGCTGAAGGGGTTCAAAGAGGGAGTCGACGGGGAATTTCTGATCGAGGTGGTCGAACACACGTTCGCATCGCGGGGCTGGATCACGGTCGTGACGTTGAATGGAGGGAACAAGGGCAAGGCGACGGTCGGGCACAAGAAGAAGTCGGGCAAGAAAATCGATCTGGTTGTGCCGGCGCCGAAGTAGTGCGCCACACGAGAACGATGCAGGCCGCTCACGGGCAACCGGAGCGGCCTTTCTTTTTTCAACGGGGGTGGGATGGGTGACGAGAAGCAGGAGGGGCTGGCGGTACAGATCGCCACGCTCACGCAGCAGATGCGATCGGTCGCGGCGAGCGTGGAGGACATCAAGCGCTCGCTGCAGCCGTTCGCGGATCTCGATCGCGGGTTCGCCGAGATGCGCGTGCGCGCGGAATCGGTGCGCGAAGACGTCGGGCTGCTGTGGGCGAGGTCACAAGTCGAGGAGCGGGCACGCCTCGACCAAGCCGGCGATATCGCCGAGGTGGACCGAAAGGTCGATGCCATGAGGAACCGGGCGACGGGCGCGGTGTGGGTGCTCGGCATCGGCCTCGGGGCGGTGCAAGCCTTCGTCGTCGGCTCGATCGTCTGGGTATTCACGCACGTCAACGAGGCGGACGTGCTCAATCGATTGCAACAGCAGCGTATCGAAACGCTGGAACTGGCCATTGGCCGAGGGGGAAAGCCATGAATGTCACGGCGAAGATTGACGCGCTGATCGGGCGCGAGGGCGGTTTCTCGAACGATCCGAACGATCGCGGGAACTGGTATCTCGGCAAGCTGGAGGGAACGATGTGGGGCGTCACGGCCGCCGAAGCGCGGGCGAACGGTTACCTCGGCGCCATGAAGGACATGCCGCGCGCGACGGCCGCCGCGATTTACGCATCGCGCTACTGGTCGCGGCCGAAGTTCGACCAGATCGACGCGATTTCGACGACGCTGGCCGAGAAGCTGTTCGATATCGGCGTGAACGCGGGGCCGGCCACCGGGGTGAAGTTCATGCAGCGTGCGCTCAACGTGCTGAACCAGGGCGGCAAGGCGTTCCCGGACATCGCGGCCGATGGCGGTATCGGCCCGATGACCCTCGCCGCGCTGAAGGCGTTCCTGCAGCAGCGGGGCGCGGACGGGCATCGCGTGCTGTACGGCATGATCGCCGCGCAGCAGTCGGTGTTCTACATCGAGCTGGCCGAGCGCCGCCCGGAGAACGAGGCGTTCGAGTATGGCTGGCAACTCAACCGCGCGCTGGGGGTGTGAGCATGCTCGACATTCTGAAAACGGTGGCGCCGTGGCTCGTCACGGCGTTGACGGGTGCCTGATGTCGTGAAAAGCACGCTCGACACGCTGCTCGGCGTGCTGATCACGATGGTGATCGGCTCGAAGGAGTATTTCTTCGGCTCGTCGTCGCGGGCGGACAAGCAGACGGCGGAGATCACGCGGTTCGCGGTCTCGCCGGACATTACCGTCAGTGCGGGCGTGGCGCGAGGAGGGGAGGCGGACAAGTCACTTTGATCGCGCGCAAGCGCTGAAGAAGAACAGGGCGGCCGGTTGACGTGGTGGAACACGTCGGCCGGCCGCCTTTCCACTGATTAGGCCAGTGAATTAGCCAAGGCCCTGTTACCTACCGGTAGGCGGGCCGGATTCTACACCAAGTTTAAAAAAGGCTTTCACAATGGCGGAACCCATCATCCCCTGGCTCGGCGGTAAGCGTCGTCTGGCAGACATCCTGATTCCCCGTTTTCCTGCGCACGAGTGCTACGTCGAGGTGTTCGCGGGCGGAGCGGCGTTGTACTTCCTTCGGCCCCCGGCCAAGGTCGAGGTGATCAACGACATCAACGGGGAACTGATCAACCTGTATCGGGTGGTACAGCACCATCTGGAGGAGTTTGTAAGGCAATTTAAGTGGGCGTTGACGAGCCGTCAGGTGTTCGAATGGCTCAAGCAGACGGTCCCGGAAAGTCTCACCGATATCCAGCGAGCGGCGAGGTTCTACTACCTGCAGAAAAGTTGCTTTGGCGGCAAGCTGGAGGGGCAGACGTTTGGAACGAGGACGGCGGCCCCGCCGAGCTTGAATCTGATCCGCCTGGAGGAGGATCTGTCAGCGGCGCATCTGCGGCTTTCAGGTGCGTATATCGAGCGTCTGGATTGGGCCGAGTGCATCGATCGATACGATCGCCCGCATACGCTGTTCTATCTAGATCCGCCGTATCTCGACACGGCCGGCTACGGCGTTGCGTTTCCGTTCGAGCAATACGAGAGGATGGCCGAGCGCCTACGGACGCTCAAGGGCCGGGCGATCGTGAGTCTGAATGATCACCCTGAGATCCGGCGGGTGTTCGATGGATTCCACATCGAGACGGTGCCGATCCAGTACACGGTTGGCTTGGAAGCCGCGAGCCGCCATGAGGTGATCATTTCGAGCTGGGATGTCGGCGCCGAGCCGGTCGGGTTGTTCTAAAGCGGTTAACTGTGCGACTGCCCACTTGTAGCAGCAGCGCGCTTGTTTTGCCGAGACAAACTTGCGTCTTGTGAATAGCAAGTGGATGCTATATCGAACAGCAATCTTCCTCATTTTGATTTAAAGATCTAAGATGTAGAGGAAACTGAAGGGAGGTGTTTGTGGCGAATTATCAGATTGATTGGGAAAAGGCTCCTAAAGGAGCACGCTGGTGGGCGGTAGATGAGGGACGGTCGGGCGCATTGGTTTTTGGCCCCGAATGTGGCTGTGTTTACTAACTTTTGATTCTCGGATCCGATGCCAGCGCCGCGATTCGGTTTTACGGGAAACTGGAAAGAACGTTTGACAGAGCATCTAGATTAAGCAGCATATACTGTTTTTATATATCGGCGACTCAATTTTTCGGAGGATGAAGCGCAGATAAGTTAGATGGGAAGTAGCAGCTTCCCTTACACTGTCGGAACTTTGGCAGCGTAAGGGACCGGGGGAAATTATTCTAAAGAAATGTGGAGGTTGTCTTGTCTTTTCTCTGCGAGCCAGTATTCTCGATACTCCTGAAATTCAGAGAGCAAGTCGTCGTGATGGCCAATTGCTGAGATTTCTCCGTTCTTGATGTACACAACTTGATCTGATTTTTTTGCGATATCGGCACTATGTGTTATGAATACAACGGTGTTTCTTTTCGAGAATCTATCTTTAATCATGTTAAAAGCAAGATCCTCGCTGGCATGATCGAGGCCAGCAGTAATTTCGTCCAGAATCAGTAATTTGGACTCCATGTGGAGTGCTCTGCAGATTTCAATTTTCTTTATCTGCCCACCGGATAAATTGATTCCAGATTCGCTGACGACTACTGATAAGTCTATCTGACCTGGGTTGTCGTGAAAACGAAGCGTGCGCAAGCACGACTGAGCTTCTTCCTCGGAAATTTTCGCAGGAGGATAAGTGATATTTTCCAGGATAGTTCGATTGAACAATGAGGTCGATTGTGGGATGTATAGCGAAAAATCATGCCTCTTTTCAGGTGGGATGGATTCGATCGAGGTACCGTTCAAAAATACTTGTCCGCTATCGGGAGTAATGATGCCAGCTACTATTTTTGCAATAGTGGATTTGCCGCTCCCGTTTTTCCCAACAAATGAATAAATTTTCCCCATTTCCAGGGAGAAAGAGAGGGCTTTGATGGAGATTTTTTCGTTCCGTTGGAAGCTTATTTCATTTATGAAAATTCCCTTGTGATCGATTGTCGAGGTTTCAGTCGTTCCGGTAGAAGGGGGTCGTGCGTCAGTAGATAAAGAAAATACGGTGTTTATGTTTTCAAAGGCAGGCCCGGCTTGTCTTAAGAGAAAGCCGAAAGATCCAAGTAATATCGCAAATTGAAAGGCGTAGGCTTGCAAGAGGACGAAGTCGCTAATTTTTATGTGGCTATTGGATAAATCAATTGCGCACATTGCGAAGAGTGCGACTAAGCCAATACCAATGGCAGTGTATTGGTAAAGTGCCATTTTTACCAGGAGACCTGATCGGCGCCAGCTTTCCATGGTCCGGATTTTCGATTTATTAGATATATTATTAACTTCTTTGGTTAATGTGCCATTTGAAATAATTCTCATTGGATTTTTTAGTGTATCACCCAATGTCATTGAAAGTTCGGCCATTGCTTGGTTGGTAGAGAGTGAGCTGGTTTCGTGCTCTTTAGCCGAGAGGTATGAAAATAAGCCGTACGCGATTAGGGTGATTGTCAAAACGATAGAGTACTTTGCTGGCATCAAATAGAAAATTACACCGGCTGCGATTACGGCCTGAATTATTATTGGGATGATTTTCCACATAATTCCTTCAATAACCAATCCGAGGCTGTATGGCAAGCGCTCTAAATCTCCCTGCAATTGAGCTGAGTCCATCGTATTGCCAAGCGCTATTTGAGGAATTTGGGCTGCCGACGATTTCAGAAGCACAGTGTGATAGACGTTATTCACGATCCTATCTGTGAAGCCCAATACTGCGAAAGATAGGATTGATACAGCCACCCAGGAAATAGCGAAGAGGATGACGTAAATTAGGGATCTAGTAGTGTTGGATGGATCTGTTGTTAAGAGATCAACACATTTTTTTAGAAAAATGGGATTTGCAACCATGAGTGCCTGTGATAGCAGCTCTAATAGGATGCCGCCACATATATAAAGTCTCGCGTTGCCACCTTCGCTCCACATGGTGGTCATTATCGACCGCATTGTTCTTGTTTCTCGGAGGCTCAT